TTACGACTTATACAAAATCAGTGACGAATACAGACGATCCAAGTTATTTGGATTTAACCACTATTCGTACTTTAGATTATGTGCGTAAGGCAATTCAGACTCGTCAGCGTTTACGTTTCCCTAGAGCTAAAAATACACAGCGTGTTATTCGCAAAGTTCGCTCAGAAATCCTTGATGTGCTTTATCGTTTGGAGCAGTTGGAGATTATTGAGAATGTAGATAACTGGAAATCTCGTTTGGTTATTGAGCGTAATGCCCAAGACCCAACGTATTTGGACTTGGATATTCCTGCAGATGTTGTAAATGGCTTGCACGTTATCCGCAATAAAATCACATTGTTATTATAGGAGTAGATTATGGCTGAAGTCTTTGAAGGCTCTTGTGTCCTTGAGGTTGATGGGGTTGAAATTGATATTACGAAGTTAGATGTCAAAATTCAGACAGGGCGTAAGGTCGTTAAAACGATGAACAGTACTGGGCGAGCCAAGGGGTTTGCTCAAGGCATTGAAGAGATTACGTTATCTATTACTGCGGTAGAACCTGAAGATGGTACGGTGATTGATTGGAAGAATATCAAAGATGCCAAACTTACCAAATATCCATTAAATAATGCGGAAAAACGCACGTCTTATTTGGGGTGTTTTACTATTGAGGTTGGTGCTTCTCATACAGTAGATAATGAATCGCAAATTGATATTCAATTAGGCGCGTTGCGTGAGGTTGTTGAGTAATGAAAATTGAGCTTGGTTTAGGGATTGAGTATCTTGGTAAGTTATATAAGACGGCAAATGTGCGTTTGCTTACTATGGGCGGGCAATGCTCAGCCCTTGAGATGATTGATGCATTGGGTATTGACGAAGAGAATGCTAGTCACAAAGAGAAAACCTTAGTAGATATGGCTTATCTTTCTCAGCAAGTCAGCTTTGAAGGTCTTTCTGCGGAAAAGGTTGATGCTCAATTTTTATTTGAACATTTAACCACGGACGATTATTGGCAACTCCTTGAGGCTACATTAACGCTTAAAAAAAAGCGTATCGGAAATGGGGAGAGTCAAGAAAATCTAAGCAACAGTCAGGAAAGTTTGGCGTAACAGAAGCCTTTAAACAGTATCGCCAAGCGGTGATTTTGTTCGCAAAATTTGCAATTTCTGCAGAGCGTGTGTGGCAAATGTCGCTGATTGAGTTGTCAGCTTGGATTGAGAGTTATTTGGAGTTTGAAGGCGTAAAACAGCCAAAGCAAGCGACAGATAGCCCTAACAATAATATTAAACACGAGAGTTTTGTGTTTACTCGACGTGGAAAAATTGGGGCGTAAAGCCCCTTTTTTGTTGGTTTAAAGAAGGTTTAATACGAGTTTAAAAATGGCAAAAGAGATGAAAGTTCAGCTTGAACTAAATGCAAAAGATAATGCAAGTCAGGTGATTGCGAAAGTGGGCAAAGAGGCTGAGAAGACCTTTAAAGATGCAGAGCGAACAGCACAAGCAAGCAGTCAGGCACAAGTGACTGCGGCGGAAAAGGTCGCAACAGCTACACAATCCTCACAAAAACGCATTGAGCAGGCTTATCGCAACGCCCGAAAATCAGCGACAGAGGTGGCAAGAGCAAGAGAAACTTTAGGTATCCGTTCAGAAAATGCTATCCAAAGGGAAATAGAGCAAACTCGTGCTGCTTATGACCGTCTTAAACGTTCTGGCGTAGCTTCTCAGAATGAACTACGTCGTGCCTCTGAGCAGACGAAACAACGTATCAAAGAGTTAAATGCGGAGCTTGGGAGATCTAGCTTTGGGGATAAAGCTGCAAGTGTTGGGCGTGGTTTGATGGGCGTTGGGGCTGGTGTTGCGGCTGGGGCGATGGTGACAGCTCCTAAAATGATGAAAGCTGCTGATTACGATCTTGAGGTCGCTCGTGTTGCTGAGGTTGGCTATTCGGGGAAAAGTATCGAAGAGAAAACAGAAGGTAAACAAGCTATTCATAGTGCGATTAAAAATGCATTGCAATTTGGTGGGACTAAAGAAGATGCTTTGTCGTCATTAAATGAGTTGATGTCTAAAGGTAAAGTACCACTACAAGATGCTTTAGCTTTGTTACCTACAATACAGAAAAATTCAACGGCAACTGGAGCAAGCTCAGAGGATATCACCAAAATGATTAACTCAATGCTGGGTTTTGGTGTAAAGCATAATGAGATTCAAACTGCTTTAGATTATATGAATGCTTCAGGTAAAGCTGGCGGTTTTGAGTTAAAAGATATGGCTACATACTTCCCAGTAGTGTTGGCGAATGCTGGTGGAGCTGGTTTAAATGGGCTTCAAGACTTAAAGAAAATTGGTATTAATTTACAACAAGTTTATGGGGTATCAGGCGGTGCTGCTCAAGCTGCGACTAACCTAAATAACTACTATTCAAAAGTCAAAGCTGGTTCTACTGAAAAAAATATAGAAGATTTGGAGTTTGTCAATCCTAAGACGAAGAAAAAGAAAAGCATCAATATGAAATCTTCGATGGAGCATTACATGCGAATGGGACAAAACTCTAGCGAAGCCTTGTTATCTATTATTGGCGATGTTTTGGAAGCCGACACTCAATATCAAGCCTTATTAAGAGAATATCATCAAACGCAAGGCGATGATAAAAAAGCGATGATGCAACGAATTACTAATTACATTGCAGGCTCTAAAGTTGCTGAAATAATGCCTGATTTACAAGCAGGGCTTGCCACTTATGCAATGTTGAATGATAAAGCAACAGAACAAAATGTTTTAGGAGAATATAACGTTGCTGAAAAAGGAAATTATAACCAAGATAGCTATGACTTTATGTCAAAACAAAATGGGGTCAAATTTCAAATAGCAAAAAATGCTCACGAGATGTCGCAGATTGAGAACTTCCAAAAAGTTAACGATTTAGCTGGAGAGGTTGCCACATCTTACTCTGAATTTGCTCAAGATTTCCCTAATTTGCATTCTGCTCTTGTTGCCTCAACTGATGTAGTCTGGGCATTTGGAGCTGCGTTAGCGGCATCAAGTTTGCTTGATTTGTTAAGAGGGGGCAAAGGCGGTAAAAGCTCTGTCATTGGTTCTGTAATCGAAACAGTTGCTACAAAAGGTAAGGGAGGACTTAAAGTCGGAGCTGGTGGCTTAGGATTTGCAGCGGTTGGTTTGGGGTTATACGCTGCATCAGAAGGCTATGTGCCTTATATGGCAAGACAAGAAGCTGAGAAAGAAAAACGAGCAGAAGCAGAGAAAAAATTTAGAGCGCAACATAGTAGTAAGCCGTCGGTATTTACTTATGGGAATGCTGCAATGGGAGGAATTAAGCCCCAACATAATTATCACGGTGCTTATGTGATTGCAGGACGTTTAAATGATAACAAAATTGCTCAGGAAAGGGTAAAGCAAGGGTCTTTATCTGAAGCGGAGATGAAATCTCGTTTAGAACGTAATCAAGCCATCATTGACGGCGAAATTCGCCCAAGTGTCGAAGCAACTACAGGGGCTTTATCAAATTACCAAGCAGACTTTCAGGCTTTCGGGCAGTCTATTTCTATGGCAATTGAGGCTGGACTTACATCGCAGTCGCATACCTTGGCGAATAATATCACCCTTGAAGTTGATGGGCGTGTGTTGGCTGAATATGTCTCTAATGAGCAATTTAATTTTAATAAACGGGTGGCGTAGATGGGTGGTTGGACAATGCCTGTTCAACAGGCAAGTTTTAAAGGGGTGCAATTTGATGTTATTGCGGTTGATGAAACTTTTGATAAAGCCATTGCAGAACACGCTTATCCCTTTGTGAATGGAGCTGATTTAGAAGATATGGGGCTTAATCCCCAAACAATTAAGTTGCAAGCGGTCTGTTTTGGTGAGGGGTATTACACCGATTATAAAAAATTGCTTAATGTGGTTCAGCAACGTGGGGCTGATGTGTTGGTTCACCCTATTCGTGGGCGGATCCCAAATATGATTTTGGTATCGGCAAATTTACGTCACGACGCTGAAAATGTGAATTATGTGGCGTTAGATTTGACGTTTAGGGAGGCTACGCCATTAAAACCAATTTTTGTATTTGAGCATAGTTTATTGGCGAAGATAGATCGTTATCTTAATCTTGTAG